GGTATAAAATCTAAGTCAATAGTAATACCATTATCGCTAAATATCTCCATTAAAGCATCTAAAATGATTTCTTTAAACGGCTGGATTACATTTATACTTAATTCGTTAAATGCGCTTTCCATTTCGTTAGCGTTATTGCCTAATCCTGTATTATCTTTAATACCGAATAAAATAGGACTTGTAACCTTGTGTGATATAAGTAATTTTTGCGTAGCCTCTTTAGTTAAAAACTCATATTGCTGATGAGCATCGCTAACTTCTAAAGCCTGTACATCAATTCCAGTTTCTTTGCCGTTGTTCCAATTTATAAGAGTAACACCTGCATTCAGACTGCCAGCGCCTTCACGTTTAATTATATCTTTTATTGTACGTTTAACTTCCTGAGAAGGCTCGCCTTGATTCATATTAAATATATGCCCAAACGATAAACCATTCTTAATATGATTAATACAGTAGTTTGCAATTTCTTCTTCTAACTCAGCATAAGGCAAACCTGCCATATAAACAGGATCAGTAAAATAAGTTTTACCAACTTGATAAGAATTAATAATATAAATGTAACTTCCGTTTTTCTTTTTATCAGTATTCCAAACATCAATAGGAACTGGCTTGTATTTTCTAGGCTCGTTAAAATCTAATGAATACCAATACGTTTCTATATTACCCTCAGGTGTCATCTTATTAGGTAAGATTTGATTTTTAGGCACGTGCTTAATTCTGTCTAAAGTACCATTTTTGTAAATCACCTCCATTGATGCCTCGCTAAATAAAGCGTAATCCTGACAAACATTTTTTAAATCTTTTTTAGACAACTTTTGCATTACCATTGCAAATTGTAACGGCTTTTGATTTTGTTGTAAACTCATTAAACCTTTGCCGTAAATAAATTTTGAATAACTATCTATTATCGCTCTATTTGTAGGACTGCCGTTGTAACGATCTATTATGTAGGTATAAAATTGATTCTTATTACCATTCATAACAAAGTCATTTGTCATTGATTCTTTAACAGCAGGTCTAACATAGTTTGATAGCTGTATAACTTCTAATGATTGTGTGTTTTTATTCTCCATATTTATTAAACGAAAAAAGCGCAAAATGTAACACCTTGCGCTTTTTAAAACTAAACTAAACTAAACTAAACTAAACTAAACTATTTACGGTTCTACATTACTAGAACTTACTAGATCAGCTAAATCACTAATAGCACCTGAACTTAAGAACGGACTGAATGCAGTATCGCCAGCTTCTAAAGTTAATTTATACCCGCCATCATCTGTAGATTTAGTTGATGTTGTAGCGTCTAAACCTGTATCGATTCCTACAGCATAAACATTGCCGTTATAATCGTGAACAAATGCTATAACAGTTGAGTAGATTAAAGCCAATAATTCAACTTCACTTTCTTTTGTTATTTTTTGCAATAACACGCTCAACACTTGTTTAACCTCAACTGTTCTTTTTTCCATATCCGTTGTAGATGTTTCAACTAAACTGTTTCCAGTAGCTTTAACCTCATAACGATATACATCTGTTAACCAACCCGGCAACGTAGTAATCTCTTGACCAGAAACTGAAAAACCTGCTGAATCATAAACAGCAAAATCAATCAATTTAATTCCTACTCTATTGTCTTTACATGGTAATTTTCTACCCTTTGTAATTATATCACAAGCCATATCTTATTTGTTTTAAAAAACCCCTAAAATGATAGGGGTTTATATTATTATTAACCTCCGTAAAGAACTCCTTTTGTTGCTTGACCAACGTTTGCAGCAAGTGTATAGATAGAACGAACGAATTGTGTATCGCCATCGTTAACTAATTTACCAACTTCAAATCTGTTTACGTCATCTAGTAAGTCTGTATTCCAAGATACAGCCACTTTTCTTTGAGCGTAAGCCATTAAGTTGTTAGGCGTAGGGCAGAATAACATTTCAACTCCGTTGTAGTAACATTTGCTATCGTTAGCAGCTGAATCAAATAAGAAGTTAATTTGTTGTGCAGAACCTACAGTGTTGTTAGCTATTCTCGCTAATTGTCTCCATGCTCTAGGGCAATAGATAACAACTGGATTAACTGTATCGGCTAAATTCTCAGCAGGGATAGCAGCGTATATTAAAGCCATTTGTGATGCAATGTTAGAAGCAGTTACAACAGTTCCACCTACTTTGATATATTGTCCTACAGCTGCTTGATCGTAAAGTACTTTAGCAAATACACCATCAACTAATCCAGCAGTTAAAGAAGCTACAGCCGTTTGAGTTGCAGCAGTTATAGCTAATTGTCCTGCACCTGGAGTAAGAGCAGCGATTGCTGTTTTTGTAGCAGCAGTAATACCACCCCAAAATATATTTTCAGCATCTTGTGAAACGTTAGGACCAACCATAGCTAAAACAGTTGATGCAAACTCATCTGATTCGATGTTGAAAGCACCTGGCGCCATTGTACGATTGAAACGTGCAGCTCTTAATGATTCTTGTAAGAATGTTTGTTTGTACTCAAGTTTTGTAGGAGTGATAGTTCTATCAGTAATACTCATTGAACCTGATGAAGATAAAGCAGCACCTGTATATAATTGTGCTGTTACATCAACTCCCGCTTCTGTAAAAATTGTTCCGGCTTTGATGTCGGTGTTAAATGTTACATATCCATCCGCAATGGTTTTATTTGCGAATAATACCTCTTCTAGGATAGGCTCTACCGCCTTGCCTCTAATGTCTACTGTTGTTCCAGTTATTGCCATTTTTTTATTTTTTTATTTATTAGTTATTTTTTAATGCTCTGTGTTTTTCTAACGGAGTCATTTCTGACCACGTTTTTTCTATTGCAGGTTTTGTTTTTGTAAGTTGTACTGCTTCAACTTCCGTGCTTAATTTTGTTTCAAACTCATTGCGCAAAGCGTTAAGTTTTGTTTCAAATTGATTTCCAATTTCTAACACCATAGCGTTAAAATCGTCTTTTGATAGCTGATAAAAAACCTCTTGAGTTGTTTTTTCGCTTTTAACTGCAGGTGCGCTCATAGGCATTGCAGGGTTCATCGGAGCTTCTTCATCTGTAGCTTCTTCTTTTACAGTTGAAAGTTCACTTACTAAAGAATTAGCAATTACAACAGCCATTCCACCTTCTAAAGTGTACTCGCCATCGGGCACTGGTAATTCTGTTCCATCGGGTGCGGTCATAGTCATAGGAGTTCCAACGGCAACTGTATCGCCCTCAAAATTGAAACTCATAGAACCGTCCGCAGAATTTACGCTTGCTAAGTTTACTTTTACGTCTTCTTTTTTCAAAGATGCAAAGCCACTTTTTATAGCATCAACAATTTCTACAATCATATTATTATCGGTTTTAAAATTTACTTGTTCTAAGTCAAAAAATCCATCTATTGAAAATCCTTTAACCTTTCCTGTTTTGACAAAATCTGTCCATATTTCTTTATTGTCTATTTTCATTGAAGCATACCAAGTTCCAACTGGTTCGTTTAATCCATAGACTACTGATTTATCATTTATTAAATCAGTTTTAATCCAACTTTCAACAATGGTAACTCCCTTTAATTTTGCTTCAACATCATGCTCTAATGTTGAACTAGATTGATACCCTTGTTTTAAAAAATTCTCACTTGCTAATTTTATAGTTTCAGCAGGAAATACAATGTTAAATTCCCTTCCGTTTTGATTTCTATAAATAGGCTTTTCAGGAATTAAAACAGCACCGCATATTATTTGTTGATCTTCGTTAACGGTCTTTAATGTAAATTGCTCTTCTTTATTAAGTGCTATAAACATCGATTCCATTGCTGGATCGTTAACTAAAGAAATCCCATAAACACCTGTAGTTTCACCTTCAATAAAACTAACTCGATACGTTTCCATTTCATTCTCCATATAAGTAGAACGAAAAAAATATTAAGTGTACTATTTTAATTAAAAGTAGCCGTGTCTATTCTATTACGGTCTAGGGATTGTGCGCTTGAAACATTGCCACTTACAACATACGCCTGAATAGGTTGTTGTTGTTGTCCTGCAATAGTTTGCGCTAATTGATTGTTTGAGTTTTGTCCTACGATATTAAAACTCGGAGCGGCTGCTGCTGAAACTCCACCACCGCCTCCGCCTCCACCGCCTGCTGCTGCGCTTGCTGAACCTCCACCGCTTAATAATTGTTTTGCTTTCATTATATTAGATAATATAGTTGCAGCACCACTAGCGTAAAATGCTATTTTAGTTGCTAAATAAACAGGACCAGAAGCTGCTAAAGGAACGCTTTTTGATGTTTCAGTTGCTACAACTTCTGTACCTTGCATCATTTTAGAAAATGCCAATGCACTATCAACACCAATCTGAACAAGTGCTAATGCTTTCATTGCTGTTTGTCCAGCCTTTGATTTTGCAAGTCCTGTATCTTGTATTGCTGTTAATAAATCTTGACCACTTTGAGCAACCATACCGATTGCTTTTGTGCTATTTGTAAAATTATATTCTCTGGCTGCATTCGCCTCGGCTTCTATTTCTGTTTCTTTGTCTAAATATGCTTTTTTAATTGCAGCTTTTAATTTTTCATTATTTTCAGCAGCAGCAATTTCAGCGGCATATTTATTATATCTAACTACAGCATCATAATCATTTTTAGATAATGTTAGCTCTTGTAGTTTTAAAAATTGCTCATTATCTTTTTTTAACTTATCTTCATTTGTTTTTTTAGTTAACTCATCTTGTAATATTTTATATTTTGCATCAAGTTTTAATTTAAGCGCAGCTTTTTCTTCTTCTGTTTTAGCAAGCGCATCTATTTCTTTTTGATCTCTTAATTTTTGTGTTTCTAATTTTTGCTCAGCAGTTTTGTCTTGTAAATTTTCAATATCGTCATCATACTTTTTGCCTAAATCTTCTAACTTTTTTTTGTGCGCTTTTTCTTGATCTTCTACTTTGCCTAAAAAATCTGTTTTTTCATCTAAAGTAAATTTGTTATTTTTATTTATTAGATTTCTTTTCTCTTCAAAACTTAGTTTTTCATTTGTAATTATGCCTTCTAATTCTGCTTGTCTTAATTTTTTAGCATTATCCTCAGCAGTCTTAACAGCATCGTTACCACTTTTCTTTTGATTTTCTCCAGCAGTTTTTGCAGCATCCGTTTGTTCTTGCGCTCTTGCTATTTGATTTTCGCTTTCAACTTTTCGTCTTTTTAAAACAGCTTCATTAACTGCTTTTACTGATTCATTACTTATTTTAATCGCTTCCGCTGCTGTCTTTTTTTCAGCTTCAGTTGCACCCGCTTTCATACCAATTCTACTAGCCTCTAATGCTATAGTTCTATTGGTTTCATAATTAGTCAACTTTTGTTGAACTTCTTGTTTTGCTAATTCTAATGTTAATTTTCTAATATATTCAGCACTTTTGCCAGTTGCCTTTGCCATTCCTAATTGATGCTCACGTGCAGCATCAAAAGCATCATTAGCTTTTTCTTGTGCTTTTTTATTATTTTCTATTTCTTTAGTTAATGCTTTGTTTGCTAACTCAGCTTTTTTAGTTGCTGCTGAACTTGCCATAAACATATTAACAAGTGCATACCCTCCAGCAATCAAAAGAGTTATAGCCGCTACTATTGCACCAATCGGATTCATTGCCATAGCAGTATTAAATAAGTAAGTCGCAGCAGTTAAAGCGCCTGTTAAAACTGTTTGAACTCCTGTTTGTACTATTTGTATGCCACGAGATATTATATTCTTTTTTTGTGATGCATCGTTAACTTCACTAGCAACTGTATCAGCATTTTTAGCAACGGTTGCACCAAATATTACAGTCTTTAAATTTTTAAATGAGTCAATAGATTCTCCTACAGCCTGCAAACCTTGTGAAATAGCCATTGCGGATTGTACTTTTAAAAGAGCTTTTTCTACATCTTTTGACTCAACTCCCATAATACCTAAAGTACCTGCAAAGGCAGCACCTGCACCAGCAGCCCCACTTAAAGCACCTGTTAACGCTTTAAACTTTGCATCAGGATTAAAGGCATCGGTTAAGTTTTTAGCATC